AGTTAATGGCAAAGCTAAATGAATTTTACTACAAGATTTGTGCAAAAATAATCAAAGCCTTTACTATTGACCTTGATAATCTCCCTGCTTGCTCCTTTATGATAAGCTTAGGATGGGCTCTTATAAATGCACTAGGTCTATTATTTGATCAAATATATGCGCTTCTTAGAGAAATATTATCTCTTATAGGAGAGTTTGGACTTGCTAAAAACTTAAGCTGGGAAGTAGCAGCAAATAGAAGACACCTACTTGGTGTAGCAAGAATACTAGAAGTCCTAGCAAATAAGTTACAGCTGGCAAGTGTCTGCGAAAGAGTAGAAGTAAACGTAAATATAACTACAGATATTGACAATCGTCAGGCTAATGTAGATGAAGCCATATTTACTATTTTACAATCTAGGTATCCAATTATACAAATATCACCAGAAAATATGCAGAAGTTTTTCCCTAACCTAGAGCAAAAAAGAAGCGAATTACTAAAATTTGACTATGGAATAATGTCTCAGCAAAATAATGAGACAAATCAGGCTAAGTGCCACGATCCAGAGCAAAGACAGCGAATCGAGGCTTTGATCAAAAATATAAACACAGCACTACAAGAAAGTTTCAATGGTTAATCCAGTATACATAACAGAGCCTATTTTAGGTAAAGACATAAAGCTAAGTATATCTGGCTCTAAGGGAGAAGAAATACAGAAAGCCTTAGAAGCCCGTTCTAGGATGCTAGGAAGAGTTAGAGGATATGAGTTTAAGGGCGCCGTTGACCTAAGACAAAATAATAGATCTAAATTTACACCTCCTCTTTACGATCTAGCTGAAATTGGCAGGGCTGCAGATGTAGAGCCTTACATAGTACAGTCTATAAGGAAGCATAGAGAACAGGTACTAAAAGAAGGCTTCCATATTCACGGTAGTGAAGATGATATGGTGAGTTATGTTAAGCAGAGATTATTTGAGATTTCCCTAGCTACGGGAATTACTACTGAGCAGTGGCTGAGAGAAATAGTTACTAATCTTGTTACTTACCACAATGCCTTTCTTATATTTAGAAGAGATGCCGGTAGATCCAGTGGAATGCCTATTAAAATGTACGGTAAGACGTTATCTCCAATAGCAGGTATATTTGTTGGCGATCCAGTCTCAATGGAAGTAGCTGTAGATAAGTACGGTACTGCAAAAAAGTGGAGACAGAGAATAGAAGGTGTTTCTGATACTGATGTTACTGCGGATAAGACATACAATATAGAAGATGTAGTTCATATTACAGTAGATAAGAAGACAGGCTTTACTTTTGGTACTCCCTACCTCTTGCCTGTACTTGATGATATTAGAGCCCTTAGAAAATTAGAAGAAGTAGCTATCATCATGGCTTCAAAGGAGGCCTTTCCTCTTTATCACTATAAGGTTGGTACTAACGAAAGACCAGCTATTTATTACGAGGGCGGTAAAAATGAGATTGATGAGGTCAATGCTCAAGTAGCTAGTCTTCCTGCTCAAGGCTATATTGTAACTAGCGAAAGACATGAGGTAAAGCTAATTAGTAGGGAGGGCGCTGCCCTAGACCTATCCCCTTATCTTAGTTATTTTGAAACAAGAGTAATAGCAGGACTTAGACTTTCTCCTCTAGATTTAGGAAGAGGAGGAGGTTTATCTAGAGGCACTGCAACTAATATTAATAAAGGACTAGAAGACTCTGCTAAAGACTACCAACAGGTTATTTCTGACCATGTAACTTATTTTGTAATACTTCCTTTGTTACTAGAAGGTGGATTTGATGTCCTAGAAGAAAACCTAGTTCACTTTTCTTTCCCTAAGATAAATAAAGACGAAGAGAGAGCATATCAAAATCATGGTATGCAGATGTACTTAGGAAATGTTATAACTGCTTCTGAGTTTAGAAAGAAGTACCTTAACCTACAGCCGCTAACAGAAGAAGAAAGGCAAGACCTATCTGTTAGATACCAGACAGACGCACAGAAAGAACTTGCTATGGCTCAGGTTGCTGCAAGAACTCCTGTAGCAGGTCCAGACTTAGGCGTAACAGCAGCTAGAAACCAGGCCTCCAATAGAGGACAGCCAGCTAATCAATCTGGTGTAAAACCCGCTGCTAGTAGATTTAAGGCAAACGACTACTTGAATAGAGTATTAGAAAAGTACGCTCTATCTAAAAGATTAATTATAGAGTCTATACAAGATTCCAATACTGATGTAACTAACATTGAAGAATACTTTAGAGACTTTGTAAAGTCTTCAGTTGAGTCTTCTAGAGAGTATGTAGAAATAGCTGTAGAAGAAGGATACTCTAGAGCAAAAAAACAATTTGACGTTCTATATCCAGACAAAGATCTAGATTTAGAAGAAGTTGGTACAAGAGCCTTAGATAGATTTTTTAACAACTTTATTACAAAGTCTTTTTGGAAAATAATAAATCCTTATAAAGATCAAATTAACGAATGTCTTAAAGGAGATATAGATAACAATATTGACTCAGCTAGAATAATAAATTGTTTATCTCTTTTAGAAAATTCTATTAAATTATTGACTAGAGATCAGATAATAACTTCAGAACGTTTTGGGTTTATAAAGTTTGCAAAAAAAGTAGGCAGCAAAACAATTGATCTGGTAAATCCCGACACTGAAGTTAGAACTCAGCTTGACATAAGTGAGCTGGTGTATAAGAATTTTATACCTACTAGCGATAATATAGATCACTTTTTAAGTTTTACTAAAGTCAGGGAAGAAAATTGTGAATAAAATAAAATTTAAAGATTCTTTAATAATTGAGTCACTAGTTGACGAGTCCTCTAAGACTGACGTAACTGAGATATTAAGAAGGGATAAGAATCCCCGTCTTAGGGTTGAGATTGACGCTACTCATTCTGGCGTAATCATAAATCAGCGTGTATATCCTGGTAAACATGTTAAGAACGGATATAAGACATTCTTCTCGAAGGATAGAGGTGGTCTAGGCGATTATGATAAGCCCATTCTAAAGCACCACGATATGCACGAGGACCCCATAGGAAGGGTAATTGATGCTAGATATACCCAGCTTAAGAATGGAGAAGTTTTTGAGTATGACTATCTTCAGCCAGAGCCAAATGGATCTAAAGGCTCAGGAGTAGTTACAGTAACTGGTATAATTTCTGATCCAGACTCAATAAAGAAGATAACAGATTCTAGGTTCCTAAGTGTCTCCGCTGGACACTCATCTCCTATGCTCCTATGCTCTACCTGTGGCGATTCAGTCATGGACTGCGCCCATATGCCAGGTAGAAAGTATAGTATTGATGGTGAGCCTGATGATGATAATGGTATACCTTGCTATGCTATAACTGGCCCTATGACGTATCATGAGGTTAGTTTTGTAAATCTTCCTGCCTCTCCTTCGGCTAAGCTAGTTAACTTTAACTGGACTGATTCTAAGGAAGGGTGGGATAAAACAAACATTATCGCTAGTCAGATAACTGGTAAGAAAGAAGCGGTTCGAACTTTCTCACTATGTGACGATGACGGCGAACTAAGTCTTTTGAATAGTAGATACAAGTCTGCTAATAAAAAGACAGTAGTTGCAGTAAGCCCTGCAATTGCGGACAAGCTCAAGCATGTTATGTCTTCTGAAGAGCCAATTAAAGCAGACGAGGCGTCTAATGCCCGTCCTACTGATAATGGGCCTGTTTCGGGAGTCTCAAATGTGGAGCAAAATCTTGATAAGGCGAACGATTTAGATAACTCATCTAAAGAGGATAATAAAATGACTGATAACAAGATAGAATCTCTTGAGACGGAAGTCAAGGGCCTTACGGATCAACTTGCTGCTGCTAAGACCGAAGTAGACACATTAAAGAAACAGGTCGAGGCTAAGGACAATCAGATCCAGAGACTCACGACGGATTCTGGCGCTATACAGAACAAGATGGCCAAGGCTCTCGCCTTGTCTCTTGCTAGCATCAGAACAAAGCTCAAGAAGTCGGGCACTGAAGGTGTTGATTCTAAGGAGAAATTTGATTCTTACGTAGAGAAACTCTCTACAAGATCAATTGATTCTCTACAGGATTCCCTACAGGACCTGATGGGCGAGCTTGATCAACTTGTTGTTGATTCCAAGCCCGAAATAAAGGCACAGCCAGCTGCTGAGGTTGTTGCTACAGATAAGGTTTCTGCTCCAACCCTTTCTAAGGGTACAAAGCCAGACACCAAAGTGACCAAGAAGTCCGCTGCTCCCTCTAGAGCTGCAGACGCACTTTCAAAAGCACTTGGACTAGAGTAAAAGGATAAATAAACATGGCAATTAGAATCCCACGTGGATATGAAGTTAGTCGTCCTTATTACAATGAGCTCTGTGAAGGTGTTCGGCCTGTAGCAGGTGCTCTTGCTAAGGAAGCATGGACTGGTCTTGCTCACACAAGAGTTGATGAGCAGCACCACGACCCAATCGTACTTGAGCCAGGTACCCTGGTCGGTATTGTAACAGGCGGCAATGCTCTTGCTGCTGGTAAAATTGTTCCAGCCGTAATGGGCACAGGAACAAACTATGGCGCTAACGGAAGCCTTATTCAGGTAGGTGCTTCTAACGTCTGGGGTCTCCCAACGACCTCCGGTGACCACGCTGTAGGTATTGTAAAGCCAATCGGTGTTGTTTACCAGCCCGTCTACAGCTTTATTCTACAGTCTAAGTACACCAACTACACCCGTAACACGGCAGTTGGCGTTGTAACTGACTATGTCATTCAGGTTCCTGCTGTCAACTCTGACGAGTGGGCAATTGAGTCTGGTGACACAATTATGCTCGGCGCTGGCGTACGTCACGGTATTGGCTTTATGCCACCTAGCCCAGCTAACGCTTCACACGCTGCTGGTACACACCTTGCAGGTAGATATGCTTCTGTTAAGTCTTACCAGGCTACTTCAGTTACTGCTCCTGCAGTCAACTTCCTTAGCGACAGAGTTGTTGGTCGTTGCTTAAGAAAGGTTAAACTTGGAACAAGCTCTGGTGGAGCAGGTGATATTGGCAAGGTTCTTGCTGATAATCTTGCTACATTTACTATTGATTCCGCTTTTGACTCGGAGATGAGCTACCTCTCCAAGATCCAGACTGTACCAGGCCTCACCGGTCTTACAGGAACTGGTACAAAAGGTGTCCCAGGTTACTACCTCGGAGCCAAGGCAGATGCCGCCGGTGTTTACTGGGGCCTAACCCTGTTAATCCGTCTCTGATATAAGGAGTAATTATCAAAATGGAAGATCTTAATTTTGATGTTTTTGAGGGCGAGCAGAAGAAAGTCCTCATCAATATGGCCGAACAGATCAAGAAGCAGGCCTCTG